CAGCCTTTTATTTAATTCTATATCCTCAATGCTGCCGTAAAAGCTGCTTCCACCTCTCACCCTGGTGTCTCCCAAACAATCAAGGCTTAACGATTCGACTTCCCTGTTATATAGTTTCAGTAACGCATCAGCTTTTGCTCTTGCCTGCGCCGAGTTGTAATTTTTGTCCAAGACCTCATAATATTGCAACAGTCCATACTTTGCAATTGATGCGCTGTCATATGGCATATAAACATCAACTTTCTTTGTTACTTCATTTTCGCTGACAAGTTTAATCCGATTGTAAAACTCATCATCTATAGACTTTTCAAAATTATAATCGTAGCAAAGGTTTTTATCCCCCAGAATTAAATCCAGTTGAAGCTCCGTAAGATTACGAACAGAAACCTCTCCGAATTCATCCCTCAAGGAATACAACTCACCATTATTTGTTAAGGTGTCATTTATACTGTCGTATATAATATCTAACCACGTTTTATTATCTTGTACGCTTGTGGCAAGAATATATCCCGTATCAGACAGATTGCCTGTCTTTAAATTAAAGTACAAGCACATTTTCTTTACCACGTCTGTAAGTGTGTTATTTTTAATCAGTATAGAATCTTTAGCCTTGCAGTACCGCAACTGATCGTATGCTGTTACAGATATCTCTTTTTTCTTATTCCGACTGTGCTTAAAGACATACCCATAAAATATATTCTCACTATTATACTTGAACCTTACAACACTTCCGTTTTGTATTTTCAAATTATCATCGACGTAAGAAAACTCGAGCTTGCTGCAACCATCATTAAGTTTGTCTGTATAGGATAATTCTTTTATAAGCTCGCTGATTTCATATATTTGTCCGTCTACTTCTATTAAAAATTCAATCATGGTATAGTCAACACCTGCCCCGGATATATAAGAGATGGATTTTTAATTTTATCTTTATTTGCATTAAATATTTTGGGATATTGGTTTCCATCCCCATAGTATTTCTTTGCTATAGCCCAAAGACTGTCACCACTGACAACAGTATAACTTCCTGTACTCTTGGGATTCACTTCCGATGTGGAAGCTTTCGGTATTTCATTTATAATCACTCCGCTTTGAGCTATAAACGAAGGATTCTTTCCAAAATCTCTATATTCAACTAATCGGAA